CGCCAAAATAGACTTGAAATTGTCCGGGGTAAACATCGACAAGACGGTGACGGAAACATATACCCCAGAACCGACAGAAGAAAATCCCGAACCGGAGCCGGTAGAAATACAGGTTATGGACCCGCTCATCAAACGTGCAATCATCGTTTACGTCAAGGCAAACTTTGGCTGGGACAATCCAGATGCTGAACGACTACAAAAGTCTTACGATATGCTAAAAACTCACCTCGCTCTCTCAGCTGAATATACAGAGGTGGTTTAAATGCTCTTTAAAGATGTAATTGACTTAATCAGCATAACTACAGAGGTTGATCCGATAGGTGATATCGTAGAAGTAGAAACCCCTCGCCAAGTATTCGCCAACAAAAAATCTATTCGTCAGAATGAGTTTTACCAAGCGTTTGCAACTGGGCTAAAGCCAGAACTAATGTTTGAAGTACGCTCGGTAGAATATCAAGACGAAAAGAAACTCAAATATAACGATAAAGAGTATACGATTATCCGCACCTATAGTAAAAATGGAGAAATAACAGAGCTGATCTGTGAGGCGGTGGTATAAATGCCAATGCCTAAATCAGTCATAAAAATGAATAAAAAAGACGGCGTGACATTTACCTCTAATATAGACAAGGTTAACTATACTTTAAACGAGTTAACTAGAGCGGCGCTGAAAGACGTGGGTAAATTCGTTACCCGAGAAACAAGACAGAAAATTAAGCGCAGAACCGGCAGACTAGCGAAAAATATACAATACTGGGCTAGGCGAAGGGAAACAGATTTACAAGTTGGATTTAAGCCTGGCGGTTTTTATGGTATATTCCAAGAATTGGGGACAGCAAACATACCGAAACAAGCGGCTTTATATACCTCTGTAGCCGAAAACATTCCCATGATAATCAAAATACAAAGTCAATATTTAAGTGGGTTGGAGGACGAAGCGAAGGCACTAAGCATGATAGACGAATCCGAGGAGGTGGGTGATGGTGAGTAGGACTATAGCATTAAGGACAGAGTTGCAAAGGTTATTTAAGACGTTAACTACTAATGTGCATTACGAAGAAGCACCAGATACCATTGCCTACCCGTACCTCGTCTACGAGCTTAGCGAGTTAGCATATTCTTACGGAAAAACTACTTATCAGCTAGAAGTCAACATTTTGGATTATGGCACTAGCTCATCTGCTGCAGAAAGGTTAGCTGATACTGTGCAGGAGAACCTTAATAAGTACCACTTTATTAACACAGTAATACAATTCACAGTTTATAAAGGGCTTAGACAGACAATCAAAGAAGATGACAAAAAAATAATCAGAAGAAGATTGCTTTTTGAAATACAACTCCATGAACTGAAAGGAGAATGATAAATGACAACATACTCTGGATTTACCGAGACAACAGCAGAAAAACTCCTGCTAGATGCAGGGGCATTTTTCAAAAACTTTGAAGTTGAAACAGACACATTTGAAACTGCAGTAACGAGCGGTAAGCTTTTAGGGGCTACTCAGGGGGGCGGTTCTTTTTCTGCAATCCCAACTATACGTAAGATTGAAGTTGACGGCGTAAAGGGTGCCGCAAAAGGGTTAGAAGTTATTGATGAATGGGTAGTCAATATTACAGCAAACATGAAAGAAATTAGTGAAGATGTATTAGTTACTGCGCTAGCTACTGGAGAGGCTGCAGTAGGTTCAGCAGGGTACAATAAAATAACAGCTGGTAACTCCATTGAGCTAAATGATTATATCGACAATATTACATGGGTTGGTAGGTTGTCAGGTTCAGAGGAACCAGTAGTAATACAGGTATTAAACGCTCTTAGCACAGGAGGACTAACAGTCACCACAACGGATAAAGCCGAGGCAGTAGTTGCCTTAACTTTTACAGGACATTATGACACTACCGATTTAGATTCCCCGCCTTTCGAGATACATTATCCAACCTCTGCTGAAACAAAAGGTAGCATCTCAGGAGTCATTTCCAATGCTGGTGGTGTTGTATCTGGTGCAACTGTTGCTGTTACAGTTGGTAGTCTTGCAATCACAGCTACAACAAATGCAAGCGGTGAGTACACGCTTGCTAACGTATTGGCGGGTACTTATACTGTATCAGCTTATAAAGCTGCAGAAGTTGGAGCCGAAACAGGTGTAGTAGTTGTTGCAGGGGCAAATACAACTGATACAGATATTACAATAGCCTAAAGGAAGGCATTTGGAGGTATATTATGAGAAAATTACAATCATCTGACCTATTCGCAACTCTCAGGGTGATAAAAAAGGCTAATCTAAAAGAAGAGATTAAGCCAATTATCAAGAAAGCCTCTGAAGGGGAAATGGATTTAAAGGATGTCGGCATTGAGGGGATGCTAGGAGTTGTAGAAATCCTAACAGAAAAGAAAGCAGAGAAAGCCATATATGAAGTGCTTGCAGGTCCTTTTGAAATTACAGTAGATGAAGTAGAGAAAATGGATCTAATAGAATTAGCTGAAAATCTAGAAACGCTTGCGCAGGAGAATGACCTGAAACGTTTTTTTACTTTGTTAGCAGGTTTAACCTCGAAGAAGTAACCGACCTGCTACTAAAACGATATCACTCACTTGATTATATTTACACTTTGGAACTAGACGAAGCTCTTTCTCTAATTGAGTACGCTATGGCTCAACACGAGGAGGAGCTTTTATTTTTAAGATGGGTGCACGACTTGCAATTCCAAATGAGTTTTGAAGAATTCAAGGAGAAACTTAAACCTAAACCACTAAAGAGTGATGAAGAAATATTGGAAGATGTGAAGGACATCCTAGCCTTGTTTGAAAGGTAGGTGAGATTATGGCTAAAGGAATGGAGATCTTTTCTTTGTTCGGCTCTATCCTAGTTGATAACAGCAAGGCAAACGAGAGTATATCCAAGACTGAGAAAAACGCAGAAGGACTAGGCACTAAGCTAGGCAACGGAATAAAAACCGCTGCAAAGTGGGGAGCTGCCATTGGTGCAGGGGCTATAGCAGCAGGAACGGCACTTTATGGACTAGCAACTAAGGCGGCGGAATCTACCGACAGAATAGATAAGATGTCGCAGAAGATAGGTATATCAAGACAAGGGTTCCAGGAGTGGGACTTTATACTTTCTCAAAGTGGTACTGATGTCGAAAAACTCCAAGTCGGACTTAAAACAATGGTTCAGCGGATGGACGAAACAGCTAAAGGCACTGGTCAAGGCGCAGAAATGTTTAAAAAGCTAGGTGTAACCGTAACCGACAGCACTGGTGCAATGAAAAGCCAAGAGCAGGTATTTGAGGAAACTGTCCGAGCGTTGCAGGGTATGCCGGAAGGTGCAGAAAAATCCAGGCTTGCTTTTGAGCTGTTCGGTAAAGCCGGTACTGAACTCATGCCAATGCTAAACGGCACTACTGGCAGTATCGACGAAATGAAGGAGATGGCGCACAAATTAGGCATAGTGCTTAGCGATGATGCAGTAGATGCAGGCGTACAATTTACCGATACTGTGGACCAGCTAAAACGGTCGTTTGGCGCTGTGACAACGCAAGTTGGTACTGCAGTAATGCCAATTATGCAAAAGTTCGCAGAGTGGATAATTGCCAACATGCCAACGATACAAAGGATAATCGGTGCAGTATTTAATTTTCTAAAAACGTATGTAGATATTGCAGTACAAGCAATAGGCTGGCTAGTTGATGCATTTAATTATTTCTTTGATTCAACAAAGGATTCCTCAGACGAATTTATGTATTACTTTGAAGTTTTTAAAACTTGGTTCATGGATTTATTTGAAGTGCTTAAAGAATTAGTATTCGCCTCACTTGAAGCAATTAAAGTTTTTTGGGATAAGCATGGTGAAGAAATAATTGCAGTAGCTAAAGCAATTTGGGATGTTATTTACACCTTTATTGGTTACGCGATGGAGCAAATTAAAACCATTATCCAAATCGCTACCGCTCTTATTAGTGGAGATTGGGAAGCTGCATGGGACGGAGTCAAACAACTATTTGTGAACGCATGGGAATATATGAAAGAAATACTACCTAAGTTGCTAGACGGATTATATAAAGTTATGAAAGCATCATTTAGTATATTTAAAGAGATCGGGAAATCAATGTTTAACTTTGTCTGGGAAGGTATGAAATCAATTTGGGAATCTATATCAAACTGGGTAAGTGATAAAGTCGATTGGCTCGTAGATAAGTTGACATTTTGGAAAAAAACACAAGACAAAATGAGTGGTGGCGGGGCTAAAACAATCAACGGCAACGTCGTGCCAAGCGGTTCCCACGCTGGTGGACTAGCTTATGTGCCTTATGATGGCTATATAGCTGAATTGCACAGAGGCGAGAGAGTATTAACAGCGGCTGAAAATAGAGCAGGTGCAGGAATGACTATCAATATTAACGGTGCTAATATCATGGACGATTACGGCGTGGACAGGCTCATGGATAGGGTTATAGAAAGATTAGCGTTACAAGGGGTGAGATAATGCGGACATACGTAATAGCTGGCAATACGGTGAGTGTCCGCAAAAACTCACTTAGTATTAGCGATAAGCTAAACGAGCGGACTACATGCACCTTTACCGTAGTTGAGCCCACCTTTGAGATAACTAAAGGCATGGAGGTTTTAGTACGAGATGATGGAGAAACTATTTTTGCAGGAAAAGTATTCAAACCACGTAGCG